GGAAAAGGCGTATGGATCGGTCATTGAAATGGCCTAAAGGACTTAGGCACGATCGGAGGAAACGATGACGGAGAGGAAAAAGAAAGAGCAGATCGTACGATCTGCTTATCATCCGCATGTGCGGGAGAGGAAGTACTTCAGTATGCCGTCGAGGACGAAGCAATCTTTTGCGGAGGAGTGCGATATTAATAACATCATGCTGAAATATAAAAAAACCGGGCTAATTGATCATGTGGCCCGGTATCCTGGCGGCTATGCCGACCTGGCCGACGTCGTGGAATACCACGAAGGTCTAAATATGATTGCGGAAGCCAAGGAGGCTTTCCAATCTCTTCCCGCGGCGTTGCGCGCGCGGTTCGATAACGACCCAGGCCAGTTTCTGGCCTTTGTCGAAAACCCGGAGAATCTCGAAGAGCTCCGGGAAATGGGGCTAGCGCTCCCAAAGGAGCCCACTGAGCCCCCTCCTGCCGAGCCGCTTGCAGCGCCAGCTGCGCCGGCTCCCATCGCTGCAGCGGCGCCTGTGGCGCCCGCTGAGGGCACACCGTGACAGTTGTCTACTAGATGTAACTGTCACCACTGACACCAAAGGAGCCAAAAACATGCGAAACCGGAACGGAGCTCGCAAAAGGATCCCCAGAAAGAAGAGCCGGAAGCTCTTCACCAGGACGGCGCGCCGGGTCGCTCCGACCAATAGGCGTGCGCGTCCAATGAGAGGCGGTATCCGCCTCTAGAAAAGTAAGGGTCAAATAGGGGGGTAGGTAGCCTCGACTACCAAGGGGGCAGGTAGCCCCAACAAAAAAAAGTGAAATATGACCTGCTACCACCCCAGACAAGCGTGGCGTGCGAGACGCACTAACGCTAATGGTAAGCGGCAAATCGTCTTTAATAAACCGGATGGTTACTCCGACCTACCAATAACAGTACCCTGTCAACAATGCATAGGATGTCGTCTAGAAAAATCTCGACAATGGGCAATAAGATGTACACATGAAGCTCAACTACATAATAATAACTCATACATAACATTAACATATAACAATCAACATCTGCCTGTCGATCAATCAATAAATCTTAGACACTTCCAACTCTTTATGAAGAGACTACGTAAAAAGGTCGGCAAATCAATACGTTTCTTCCACTGTGGAGAATACGGAGACGATAATAAGCGCCCTCACTATCATGCAATAATATTCGGCTTCGACTTCGAAGACAAAAAGCTCTGGGGACACAATAAACAAGGAGATCCATTATATAGATCTGCAATACTTGAAACATTATGGACCTTTGGGTTCAGTACAATAGGAGATGTTACATTCGAAAGCGCAGCATATGTAGCGCGTTATATAATGAAAAAGATTACCGGCCCTGATGCCGAGGATCATTATAAGAGAAAATATGAGCACATCGACCCGTATACCGGAGAAATATATAAAATCGTGTTCGATAATACTCCGGAATACACAACAATGAGCCGCCGCCCAGGCATAGCTAGCGGCTGGCTCGAAAAGTTCCCGAACGATCCGTATCCGAGCGACTTCATAGTGATGCGAGGGAAAAAAATGCGTCCACCGGGCTTTTACGATCGGGAGTACGGGAAACAACAGGATTGGCCGCTTGATGTAGACCAGGTGGGTCCATTCTTGACAAAGGAGAGAAAGCTGCAGAGACTTCGCGCTAAGCGAAAGGAGAAAGCGGCCCGCCATGAGGCGGATCAAACACCTAAGCGGAGAGTCGTGCGTGAGAAAGTACAACAAGCACGGCTTGATAGATTAATCAGACCACTGAAAGGAAGCGACAATGATTTATAAAGTTCATGCAATCTATGACGATAAAACGGGGATTTATACTCGCCCGTTCCTTTCCATTACAACAGGGGAGGCGGTGCGCGACTTCAAGCAATCCGCGAACGACCCTAACCATAAGATCGGTATTCATGCCGCGGACTTTACGCTGTTCGAGATCGGGACGTACGACGATGCGACCGGAGGGTTCGAGAGCGAGCGGCATATCAACTTGGGCTGTGCGATTGAGCATAAGCAATTCAGCGCACAGGCCCTGCACGAGGTGGGATCATGAGAAAATCTTCAATGCCATCGGTCATGGCACATACGTTCAGTCAGGTACCGCATGCAGAAATACCTCGATCCTCTTTCAACCGGTCGCACGGTGTAAAGACGACGTTCGATGCGGGATACCTGGTGCCTATCTTCGTAGATGAAGCATTACCAGGGGATACGTTCAATTGCTCACTAACGGCGTTCGCTAGACTTGCGACGCCACTACATCCGTTTATGGATAATTTGTTCATGAGCACATTCTTCTTCGCCGTTCCGATGCGTCTACTATGGGATAATTGGCAAAAATTCAACGGCGAGCAAGCAAATCCTGATGACAGTACTGACTACTTGATACCTCAGATGTCCGCACCTGTGGGCGGTTATCTGGAGAATTCGATACATGATTATTTCGGTTTACCTGTCGGTGTTTACCAGATGCAGCATAGCGCGATGTGGCATCGCGCTTATAACCTGATATGGAATGAGTGGTTTAGAGACGAAAATCTGCAGGATAGTGTCGAGGTCCGGAAGGATGATGGACCTGATCCGCAAGCGGAATATGGCTTGTTGAAGCGTGGGAAGCGGCATGACTATTTCACGTCGGCCTTGCCATGGCCTCAGAAAGGACCTGCGGTGACGTTGCCTTTGGGCGACCAGGCTCCGGTCGTGGGGATCGGCGGCGTTAGCACGACGGTGTATACCGGCGGCGTCGACATGTACGAGACCGGAGGGAACATACGGAGTGTGGTCGGGTCGGGAACGGCACCGTCCACTGATCCACCTCCGCGAATGGAGGAAGATCCGGCAAATCCGGGTTTCCCGGGTATTTACGCGGACCTGGCGGATGCGACGGCCGCAACCATTAACCAACTTCGGCAGGCGTTCCAAATTCAGAAACTGTACGAGCGGGATGCTCGGGGTGGAACGCGGTACACGGAGATCATTCAGAGCCACTTCGGCGTGACGTCGCCGGATGCTCGTCTGCAAAGGCCGGAGTACCTGGGTGGTGGACAAAGTCCCGTGAACGTAACACCGGTACCTCAGACTTCGGCTGGGTTCATCGAAGGTTTCGAGGTCACGCCCCAGGCCAATTTGGCCGGGGTTGGTACAGCGATGCTGAACAATCATGGGTTCACTAAATCATTTACTGAGCACACTATAATTATCGGCCTGGTCAGCGTTCGCGCTGACCTTACTTACCAACAGGGACTAAATCGGATGTTTTCGCGGGAAACTCGATGGGACTTCTACTGGCCAGCGCTGTCGCATATTGGTGAACAGACTGTCTTGAATAAGGAGATCTATGCCCAGGGAACGTCGGATGACGAACTGGTGTTCGGATATCAAGAGCGGTATGCCGAATATCGGTATAAGCCTTCACAAATTACGGGGGAATTTCGGTCAAATGCGGCTGCATCCTTGGATACTTGGCATTTGAGCCAAGACTTCGGGTCTTTGCCCGTATTAAATCAGGAGTTCATCGAAGATGATCCGCCTATTGGTCGTGTCATTGCTGTTCCTAGTGAGCCTCACTTTCTGCTCGACGGCTATTTTAGTCTTCGCACCGCTCGACCTATGCCAGTGTACGGAGTCCCCGGACTTATCGACCACTTCTGAGGAGCAATAAGCATGAGCTGGCTCAGTAAGGTCGGAGGGTTCGTCTCGGACATTGGCGGGTCCGTCTTTGACGCAGCCATGGGGATTGGCGGCACGCTTCTGGGCGATAAGTTGGGCCAGGCGCGCGCCAAAGATCAATATATGTATCAAAAGCAGCTATATGAGAACCGGTATCAATGGCAAATGGAGGACATGCGCCGGGCCGGTCTCAATCCGATCCTGTCTTACAAGACGGGCGCCGGCGGCGCCGGCTCCGTCTCTATGCCGCAGACTTCCGTTCCGGACCTTGGCGCTACTGCGAGGCAGAGCCGGACGGCAAGGCAACAAATCAGACTGCAAGATGTACAAATCGATAATACGCGGGCCGACACAAAACTGAAAACGGAAGAGCGGTACTTAAGAGTTCAACAAGAGCGGAAAGCGTATGTTGACAAAATGAAAGCTCTGGAAGAAGTCGGGACCGCAAAACAACTCCGACGCTTGAAAGAAATGGAAGCCGACCGGATGGCGAAACACGGCGATAGTGCCGTGGGTCGTACTGTCGACACGGTCGAAAAAGAGGGAAGGCGACTAAAGAAAAATTTCTACGATCCATGGAAAAGGCGTATGGATCGGTCATTGAAATGGCCTAAAGGACTTAGGCACGATCGGAGGAAACGATGACGGAGAGGAAAAAGAA